CCCCGACGAGCAGGCCGCGCTCAAGTGCATGTACCTGACCGTCCGCTCGCTGGACCCCACCGGCAAGGGACAGATACGATGGAGCGCGCGCTGGAAGCCCGCGCTCAACGCCTTTGCCATCACCTTCGCCGACCGCTGGCCAAGCGAGGTAACACAACAATGAAAACGCCAGTTACACACTTAACGAGACAGGCCCTCGGATTGAGAAAACCGGAATCCACGCCCGTGGACTTAGCATGCTGGCGGTTTTGAGGTTTCGGACGTTTGACGCTCTTGGGCTTCTCCCTCCTTACGACCTGCGAACTTAGGTCGACTGGTTCATGCTCGAAGGGCATGTGCAACCTCAATTGCAGACGATCGACTTCGCGGTCCTTCGCGCGATCGGGTATATGGGCAATCATCGAAGCGCCATCACCGGGCACCTGACCGCAATGGCGTTCCATCTGATATTTGCTGATGTACCCTATTTCCTCGCCGTCCAGATACACCCAATACGTGGGATAACCTTCGTATTTCCCCTTCGGTATCTTTCCCTCGACGACATACACCCAGACCCAAGCATCGTATCCGTAAGGTCTTAGACTGTCCTGATGGTTCTCATCGCCGGAGACCTCGACCCCTTGGTCCAACGTCCTGACCTCCACATCGCAGGGGCGTTCGTTGACCGGTTCCAAGTCCATGCCATCGAGGTATATGCTTTTGGCGAAGATCATGTTCTTCCGCCGTTTTTTCCCTGAGGTCCCGATTCGCCGACTCCTCCTGCTGTTCGCGAGTCAGTATGACCGGAGCGCTCATGGAGTTCAGCCGTTGCCAGCATGCTCATGTTTGCCGGGCGTCGGACAACGCACGGTGGTCTTCCGTCTCATCGATGCCAAGAAGACGTATGAGCTCCTGCAATGACAGGGACGGCGCGTTCGGAAACATCCTTCGTGCCAGCACAAGCGTGTCCGTGAGCGAGACATCCGGCGGCGGGCACCCGTATCTTCGTGATTCCATGGCCAACATGTTGATGTCGAAGGCGACGTTATGACCGATGACGTTCAACGATCGAATGGCCTCAAGAAAACCGGGGATGATGAATTCCGCATCCGGCTGATCCAGAAGTTCGTCCTCGGTTATACCGGACAGCAGCGTGGAGGATAACCTGAGCCCGTCATACGGACGAATCAACTGCTCGTATTCCGCGATAGGGAGATTGTCCCTGATGAGAATCGCGCCGATCTCGATAATCTGCGCATCATTTGAATTCCCGGTGGTTTCCGTATCGAGCACCATCTGATCGGCAACCGACGCCTGAACACGAAACTTGTCCAACTTAGCTTTCGCACCCGCGAAGTACCGTGCGTCTCGTTCCGCCCTGTACGGCGGATACGAGGCAGACGGCATCGAAGCGTTTACTCGTTGTGGATGACCGGTTTCACGCTTGCCGGTGATTCCGATTCCAAACAATTTGAGAATGCTCGATAACAACCCCATCGTCTGCCCCTCACGCTGCCGATTGTCTAATCCCTTGGCGTTTCCGCCTCAAGTTCCTTGTTCTCGTCCTGATTCGCGGCCAGATCGTACAAATCAGGATTCGACGCGATATCATCGGCAAGCTGCTCATCGGCGCGACGGGCGCGCTGTCTGATGCGCTCCGCATCTTCCATAAGCTCTACGACTGTGATCCCAAGTGCTTGGGCTAGAGCATAGAGTTGGGGAAGCTTGATGTCGCGCTTCGCTCCAAAAATGCGGTATATCGTTTGGACCGGAACGCCGGATTTAGCGGACAATTCTTCAAATGTCAGGCCGCTGACAGCTCTTGCCGCTTGGAGAGCTTTGGCCGTTGCCTCATTGATATCCATATGGATAAATTACTATCCGAATGAATATGCTGCAATATCCGTATGGGCGTATCGTGCTTGATACTATCCAAACGGATAGTAGAGTGTTCCGAATGGATACTCTGACCTATTCGATGACGTTGGCTCAAATGATTTCTCGCGCCATTGAGCAATCCGGTAAAACAAAGCAGCAGGTTGCCCAGGCGTCAGGCATTCCATGGACGACGTTCTGCCGGAGATTGGATCACCCGGAGAAATCCTTCTTGACGATTCCGGAAGTGATATCGATTTGCGACGCGCTGGGCTTGAACTTCATTGGAGTCCTCTCCGAGGTCGAGCAGTCCGTCGACGGCAAGCAGTTCAAGTCTGAGGCGCTCGCGGAAGGAGGGGAGTGAGATGGCTGATGTCAGAACGGTTAACGTTCCTCCTGCCGTTCCGAAGTCCGCGGAGCGGATCGAGCGGGAGTATCAGGGGTTGTGCGATCTGATCCGTCGGGATGTGCATCGCATCGTCGGCGAGGAATTGGACGGGCGTGGTCTCGTGGACCGTGGGACGAACCCAGTCTCGACCGAGGAGTTCATCCGGCGGAACCCGGAACTGCACGGTCTGGTAAGGGACGCCGTCCGCGGGGAGCTGGAGGCCATACGCGCGGACGGCGAACGGTCAGTCGATGCCAAGCCTCCGCTTGATCTTCATCTGGTCGTTCCTGATGTACCGCTGGTATTCCGCGATGCCCTGCACGGCATCGGCAAGCGAAGCGATCGCCCGGGCCGTGTCGCCGGCTCTGGCGTAGGTCTTGGCGTCGTTCGCGGAATCTATTGGATCGCGTTCCATGCTCTCACCTCCCTTCTTTGCGTGGCGTGCACCATTCTCGCACTCAAAACGTTCCGGGAAGGAGGGGAGTGATGGAGTGGGTTCTGGCGATCATCAGCATCGTGGGCGCCGTCGTCGTGTGGGTTAATGCGGCGCTGATGTCGTTCACTGGTGCGGGGATTCTTGACTGGGTTCTTCCTGCTTGGTGGGGGATGCCGGCCGAGGGACCAGCGTACGCCAAGCCCATCGAGGGAACTTGCTATATAGCCATAATCCAAGACGGGAATGCTCGAAGCGATACCGCAGCATCGACGGATGATGTCGTTTCGGTTCACGGATCGGGTGACGTGGCTGCTCCGGTAGATCGCCCTTCAGGGCGAACGGACGGAACACTCGACGCTGCATACGGGTCGGCTGCTGTGTCCAGTGAAGGTGGATTGAGATGATCCGGGCATCCTCGTTGAAGTGGGCGATCATGTACAAGCGGTCGGATGCCTTGAATTGGGCGATCTTGCTTGGCGTCATGAACTCGGTGTCACCGGCGACCTCGCTGACGGTGAGGAAGTATGCCTCGCATTCGATTCCCTCGACCTGCACGTCGTATGCGTCGCCGTCCCCCGAATTGTATACGGAGCAGATGAGGTCGGGTTCTTTCTCTTCCCGACGTTCCAGCCAGCCGGTAAGGCCGGGGACCGTTGCGGAGATCGGAAAGTCCGGATGCGTCGAGTGCTTCAGCAGTGTCCAGTCTGCTTGCGGTCTGTTGTGCCAGGGCCACCATACGGTGAGCCCGGCCCCGATCAGTGATGCCGCGGCGCCAACCCATGCCGCGATTACCGATCCATCCATAAAAGCTTCTCCTAACCTGGCCGGTCCGCGTCTGGACCACGCGGGCCTTGTAGCCATCCAGTTTAGGAGGGGCCGGGCGGTTCTCCTAACGCCGCCCGGCGTATTCCTTCATCGGATACGAGAGGAGGGGAGCGTCATGGCGGTTGCCGGTGTGGCGCGAGCCACTGATACGAGTCGTGTCCCGTTGGGTGAGCGCCTGGCATGGAGCCCGGAACAGGCTGCACAGGTGTATTCGCTCGACGTGCGCGGCGTGCGCCGTGCCATAGACGATGGCGATCTGGACAGTTTCCGCGCGCCGAACCGTGACGGCAAGCCCGGCAGGCGCCGGGTCAGCCGAGCGGCGATGGAACGGTGGATCAAGAGCATGGAGGAATAGGCGATGAGGCATCGCAAGACACCGTCCCCGTTGACGGTGAGGCAGCGGCAGCAGAAGCTCGCGTTCTGCCTGATCGCCGGCGCCCTGTTCATCCTGATCGCGGGCTGGGGGCTGGTCTGGTGGGTCGCCGGGTTGGCGGACGGCGCGTTCAGCGTCCTGCACTTCCTCGCCTTCATCGCGGGTGGGCTGCTGGGCGTGACGCTGCTGTCGCTCGCCGACAGCGAGGACGGCGAGTAGGAGTCTTGCCCGGCGTTTTTCTGCTTTCCTCGTCGGGCGGCGTGAAGGAAAACACGTACAAACCGGTGCCAATAACAGAAGATCGCGCGGACGTCGTCAGGATGTGTCCCCAGCCGTCGTGGCGTCCGCGCGTTTGGCCGGCGCCCCATAAGGGGGTACGGCGGCCGGAGCGGAATCGTTGTCGAAATGGTGTGTGGCGGATTCCGTTCCGGTGTGCCGGGTTCGACTCCCGGTGCCGGCCCGAAAGGAGCCCGTATGGCTTTAAACAAGAACTGGAAGGAGGTCATTGTGACCGACGATGACCTGAAACGTCTGGATACGCCGTATCGTGACCTGTCCATGGATGACCGGGCGAAGGCGTTGTCCAGGGTGCAGAAGGATTACGGCGACACGGTCCTGACCGTGGTCACCCAACTGCTTTCGACGGATGTGTCGCTGACGATGCGCGAGGCGGTGATGAAGGAGACCGGCTCGTGGCCGCAATGGCCCGAGCCGAAGAAGCGTCGCGGCCGCAGCGTCAAATCTGGTACGGTTCCGTCCGCGACGCCGACCGTGGAGCAGCCGAAGGCGGAGAAACCCGAACCGTCCATGGCGGCCGAAACGGAGATGTGTGACGATCTGGGCAACCTGACGCGGGACGAATTTGTGGATCGCGGGGTGAAGCTCTGCGATCAGGCGTACGTCGCCGCTGTCGGCATCATCAGGCTCGGTTATCTGACTCATCAGCCGGCGCTGGTCGACATGGCCGCGGGCGTGGTCAGCAATGCGGCAGCCTGCCGGTCCTGCGTGGAGCGCAACGGGAAGGTGCTGACCGATGGCCGGTGAGACGGAGTTGACGATCGTCGGCAATCTGACCGCCGACCCCGAACTGCGTTCGGTTTCCACCGGCGCGTCCGTGTGCAATTTCACGATCGCCGCCACCCCGCGGACGTTCAACCGTCAGTCGGGACAGTGGGAGGACGGCCAGGCGTTGTTCATGCGCTGCACCGCGTGGCGCGAGCTCGCCGAACACATCAGCCGTAGCCTGGCCAAGGGCATGCGCGTCATCGCCCACGGCGTGCTCTCACAGGAGACCTTCGCGAACGACGGGACGAACCGCACGATCGTGAAGCTCACGGTCGATGAGATCGGCCCGAGCCTGAGGTACGCGACGGCGGCCGTGGCCAAGCAGCCGTCCGCGCGCGGCTTCCAGGGCAATGAGGGCGGCCAAAACGGGTACTCGGGTGGCGCCACGTTCGGTGGCTCCGCCTGGCAGGAGGCATTCCAGTCGAGTCCGGTGGAGCCGGCCATCGGCGGGCCTCACGACCCGTGGGCCGCCGACGCTGACGCGTCTTCCGTCGGCCCGGACGATGAGCCGGAATTCTAAGGAGGAGACCATGGGCGGTCTTATCGACAGCGTCAATAGGACGATCAGCGAGACGTGCCTGTGGTGCCACGCGCACCCCGGCAAGTGGCATGCATGGCCGATCGCGTACTCGTCGGAACGGGCGGCGCGCGAGGACCTGGAGCGCTTCCAGTACAACGAGGTGGACGGTTGGCGATGCGACCCCATGGCGTTCCGGTATCGGCGCGCCCATTCCACGTTCCTGGACTCGGATGGCCGCTACAGGGTGCTGGTGATGCTCCTATGGTCATGAATCTTGATTCGCATCTGGACGTTGATTTCTGCCGGGAGATGGGCGAGCAGATCCTCATCATCCCCGTCGGCAAGAACATCCTGCTGAAGTCGAACGGCAAGCAGGGCGACGTGTACGCGAACGCGAGGAAGGCGGACATGATCCGCCGTATCGGCAGCGCGTGCACGCGGAACCTGCTGCACTTGAACATCCTGCACCGTGAGGAGCTGGTGGACCTGCTCGTCATGGAGCATTACCCGAAGCGCGTGTCCCGCGCTGACCCGCCGAACCTATGGCCCACCGTCAAGCACCTGATCGACGGGATGACCGACGCGGGACTGTGGCCCGATGACGATTCGGACCATATCCGTCGCACCATCTTCCAACTGCATCCAGAACCGACCGGCGTCAAGGGCGTTTGGCGGTTCGAGTTCCACATCATCCCTTTAGAAGAGGAGGTCAATCATGGCGTCGATGAGTCGTGATCCTGAGACGTTGAGGTTGAGGTGCGCGGTCTCGTCGGGCCGTTGCGACCAGGTCGCCGGCACGCTCGAACGCCTGCTGGGCGACGTCAACCAAATGCGCGACCACGGAGCGCCGGAGGACGTGCTCGAACGCTACACCACGGCGATCACCCTCATCAGACAGGCACGCCAGGAGATCACCCTGGCGTCCATCGCCCTATGGAAGCGGGTGGAAGCATGAAACTCACCGAAACCATGCAGTACATGCTGCTGGAAACCGCACGCGTCAGACTGGCCGTCCCGATGGACGGCAACCAGGCACGAACCTTCCACGCCCTCCACCGACTCGGCCTCGTGGAACCGGTCGTGAACGACGGATACCGCATCACCGACAAAGGCGACGCGCTCGCCGACGAACTTTTGAACGGAGGGGAATCATGAGCCTGCAGGCGATGAACTGGGTCTTATATGACATCGACCCGGACGAGCTGGAGCAGTCGGAGTTCCGCATCCTGCTGGTGATGGCCGATCATGCGGACACCGAGGGGTGCGGCGTGTGGCTTGGCGCGGCGAAGATCTCGAAGCTGAGCCGGTTGAGCCTTAGGCAGGTGAGGTACGCGTTGCGGCACCTGCAGGACAAGGGCATCATCCGAAGGGGAGACCAGCGGCTGGTCAAGCACCTGCCTGGCAACAAACGTCCCGTGGTGTATGACCTGGTCATGGACGAGGACAGGGGTGCAACCATTGCACCCCAAGACCCGGAACCGGCCCACAGGGGTGCAACCATTGCACACCAAACCGAGGAACAGGGGTGCAACGTGACTGCACCCCGAAAAGACTCCTTGGGGTGCAACAGCGGTGCAACAGGGGTGCAACATGATTGCACACAAACCCAATATAAGGAAGAACCATATAAACCGAGAGAGTACGCGCACGCGCGCGAGACCCAAAACCAACCCACAGACCGCACCCAGGCGCTCGCCGACTGGAAGCCGAACCTCGACCACCACGACCTCGCCTACGATCTCAAGCTCGACGTGGACTACGAGGCAAGCAAGTTCCGGGACCGTCTGCTCGCCAACGCTGCGATCCCCGCGACCATCGACGCAGCGTTCGACCTGTGGCTCAAACGCGGGGCCGAGCTCGGGCTCGGCGGCAGGGAGACCCCGAAAGTGAAGACCTGCCAGCACACGTGGGCATGCAGGCACACCCAGGCGATCCTCGACAGGGTCGGCATCAGCCACGACGACGACACCGCCGGACGCGTCGCCCAACGGCTCAAACGCGGCGACGATCCTGAGGCGATCGTGGACGACCTGCTCGAACTACGCGACCACGAATGGTGGGAGGCGGCATGAGCGAGTACACGATCACGATGACCGTCCAAGCCGACAAGGACGGCGGCGTGAACATCGGCCGCATCGAGCGGATCCTGCGCGCAGCCGGTCTGGACGCGAGGGTGGGCCGTCAGGTGTTCCAGGGCACGCCGCTCCTGCATGCGGGCAAGCCACGGATCGTGGTGGACTGCTCCTGCTGCGACGACACGGACTGCGACTGCCCATGCTCCACGGACGAGAACTACCGCCGCTACGAATTCCACTGCCATGCCTACGACTGCGACAACGATCAGACCGTCATCCGCGACCCAGACACCGGCGAACCCGTGGGCGGCTACGAGCATGCGCTCGCCGTCCTGGTGGAGGACTTCGGCTGGCAGATCGGCGACAAGGGCGTACAGCGCGGCAGGACCTACTGTCCCACGCATCGCATCGAGGAGGCGCTATGAGCCAGCCAAGCCGATTGACCTGCCAGCTCGTGGACCTGCGCGACGAATCCTGCTGCGTGCGCTGCGGCAAATACCTGATCGGGAATCCGGCGTCCAGGCATCACCGGAAACGGCGCTCGCAGGCGAGCCGGGCGGAGGTGCATTCACCGGCGAATCTCATTGACCTGTGCGGCACCGGCACGACCGGCTGTCATGGGTGGGTGCACGCCCATCCGGAGGAGGCGCGCGAGTACGGGTGGCTGCTCCGCTCCACCGAAAACCCGAAGAAGACGCCGATGCTCCACGCCTTGTATGGGTGGGTGCTCCTGGACGACCAGGGGCACGTGGAAATCATCGAAGCCAACGAAAGGAAGGCACTGATATGACAAGCAATAAGCCGGACATGCTGCTGTGGCTGGATGTGGAGACAACGGCGTTGGATCCGACCCGCGGCCAGCTGCTGGAGGTCGGCATGGCCGTCACGGGCATGGACGGGGAGACGCCGGCCGACGTGGATGACAGGCTGATCCGTACCTGGGTCATCGAGCACGACGCCATCCGCCTGTGTCCGGACACCGCGTGGGCGGTCGACGTGCACACGCGCAACGGGCTCATCGGCGAAACGTTCGGCGACGACGCGGTCGGCGTATACACGGCCGCCAAGCAGATCAACAGCCTGCTGACCGATTGGGCGGGAAAGTACACCCTGCATCCGGCGGGCACGAACGTGAACTTCGACATCAAATGGATCCGCAGCAGGCTCGAGCTCCATCTCGACATGCTCCATTACCGGAAGCTCGACCTGACCACGCTCCGATTCCTGATGAGTCCGGTCACGCTCGGAGCCTACTTCGAGCCATCCACCGACCACAGGGTCACGACCTGCCTCAAAGGCGACATCCAGGAATACAAGACCATCCTCCATAAGATCACCGCGCTCGCGGAAGGGGATACGAAATGAGCGTGACCAGCGGCGCGACCATATGGGCAATCTCGTGTGACCGTCCTCGCTGCGCCAATCAAATCGCCGTCGCGGCCGCGTCTCGCTCGCAGGCGCTCATCGACGCTGAACAGAACGGATGGACGACACGTTATGACGGCACCGCATTCTGCCCAAGCCACACACTCCAGAAAGGACGCCAGAAATGAGAAAACCACTCGCACTCGCCACCACCGCAATCATCACGCTGGCGCTCGCCGCCTGCGGCACCGCAGTCCGGGACTATGACGGCAGCGCCAAGGCCGATTGCATCAATCTTGGATCCTTGGCAGCGGGATACACCGTCTACGACTGCCAGGCCACGCTCCGGGACACGCGCCGCGTCAACTGCGTCGTTGTGTACGAGTCCGGCATCGACTGCGACTGGTCGCATGTGGACGGCGCCGACAACCTATGACCGAGGAAAACAGCATCGCGCTAGCCGACTGGTCTGGATTCATCGCCGATTGCAGGACTCCCGGCGTTGAGGCATTGGATCCGTGGGAGCGGTCGGCGCGGAGTCGTCGGCTGGCGGCCGAGCAGCGTGAGCTTGACATGGAGCGTGCCAGGGAACGGCGTCGCAGGTATCGGCTCAGGCATCCGGATCGGGTGAGGGAGTCGGATCGGAGATATCGGGAGTCGCATCGCGATCAGCGTGCCGAGTACATGAGGGCGTGGCAGAAGCGGAATCCGGAGAAGAACCGTGAATCCTCTCGGAGATACCGGGAACGATTGAAGGAAAGGAAGATGAATGGTCAGCAAGGCGAAGGCCGAGATGATCCTGAAATGGCATAAGGACGGCTACGAGGTGGGCGAGATCTCCAGATTGCTGAAGATCGGCGAGGAGGAGTGTCGGAGCATCATCCTGCACCCGGAACTGGCCGAGACCGTCCCGAAGCCGAAATACGGGCCGGAGTTCATCGAACCGATGTTCGAATAAACGTCGAGACCCGTCCACGCTCAGCAAGGATCCGTGGGCGGCCGACAGGGAAAGGACGCTCATATGAGCATCGACATCACCGCAAAGGCGTTAAGCTCGCTGCAGGCCGAAGGCAGTGTCAGCAAGATACCCGCCGAGGCGTACACGCTCGGCTACAAACGTGGATGGGACGACGCGCTCGCGCTCGCCATCCAGGTCGAGCAGGCCATCAACAACGATGACAATGGATTGTTCTCGGACAGGATGCCGGCATGAGCATCGACTGGCAGAACGATCCGGAGCTGGCGGAACTGGTGCGACGTGCCCGTGCCGGCGAGCGCATCGTGGAGGAATCGGACATCGAGGCGGATCGGCGTGAGGCGAGGGAAGCTCGGAATCGTGAGGCGTCGCGTCTGTGTCATGCGAGGCGTCGCGCACGGCTGAAGGCCGCAGAGAATGAGAAAATGGGCGAATAGAGGGAAACCCCGGCATTCCTTCGAACACCAGGGCTCCTATGGCATCGGAGCACATGATAGACGAAGGAGTTGGGAATGTCAGTCGCCACATGTCAAACCTGCGATCGGCCGGTCGAACCCGGGTACACGCTGTGCCCCGCGTGCGAACTGTCGTTCGCGCTCCTGCTCGACCAGTACGTGCCATGGGTCCACGCATTGGAGGCCAGCCTGGATGCGACCCTGCATCCCGGAGGCCACCAGCCAACCAGGATCATCACACCGGTCGCGCCGACCCCGCTGAGGTTGGACGTGCTCGACCACATCGACCTGCTCGCCTCGATCGCCCAGGGACTGTGGCGGCGCCTGCAGGGCGTCGACATCCTGTATTGGAAGCGCGACCTGTGCCCGGACATCATCGGATGCCTCACCGACGCCGCCATGCATCCGCGGCTCGCGCAGCTGCCGGACGTCGGCATGTATGTCGCGCAGTTCCACCGGCTCAAACCGCTGACGCTCGGGATCATCGACCCGCCCGAGCCCGTGACGCCGATCGGCCAATGCCTGACCTGCGGGCTCACCATCACCGCCAGCGCAAACGCCACCATCGTCACCTGCCCCACCTGCGGACGCGAGCAGACGGCGAGCGCTGTACGCCTTGACCTTTTGGAGCGCAGCATCCGCAGCGGCAAGGCGTTTACGGCGGGGGAGTGCGCACGGCTATTGCGCGGCGCGGGCTATCGTGTCAGTGTCGATACGGTCTACTCGTGGAAGCACCGTGGCCTGATTGACCCGAGCGGGCGTAACGACAAGGGGCAGCCGGTCTACCGGCTGCGCGACGTCGCCGCCAGGCTTGGCCGCGACACGCCGGACGACTGACGTTTTTGGAAGTGCAAGGCACAATTGCCAGTGGATTAGAGGGTCTGAATCATGGCGTGAGTCATGTTCGGGCCCTCGATTCATATCCGATGGATGGTTGGCGGAGCAGCCGAACGCACCCGCTCGCTAGGCGGGAGACCCTGACGGGTCCGCAGGTGCGAATCCTGCACCATCCGCTCCATGGCGCTCCGGGTAATCCCCAGCACCCGAAGCGCCATGATCCCCCAAACGCGTGTAGAATCTGTGGTAACAACCGCAAACTACACCGATGTCGTTCAAGCTGGGGAGCATGGATGGTCAGAAGTACTGTTGACTACTACGCCTTTACTGTAAAAACGCGGAAAAAGAATCCAGATATTCCTCGCGACGTTCTGGATGTCGGGGGCGGATACAGTGTCTTAGCATATCTATGTTCCTATTTAGAACACGTCAAGGGTACCATTCTCAAAGATGAGAGACGGGAACGAATATATTCCGTAAGCGATTACGAAGTCCATGGACGGCTTGTGCTGATTGATGTGTTGTCCGGTCAGTACGGTGAAAGTGGCCAATTGCTGGACATACTTCGTGGCAACGTTGTTAGAGACATCAATCCCGACGAAGCCGCCGTGAAAACAGTCAGAATAGTTTTTTGCTGCCCTAGAGGCGATGATGTGAAGATGGCGATCTTTGCCGTCGAACACATGAATTCCATTAACGGAAAATTTGTGATTGACTATTTCGCGAAATGCTTACGTGCTTTTATCCCGGGATTGGTCGCGAAAATCGATGGGATTCTCGAAAAGGAAGCGTGGCTGGATTCAAGTAGCCTTATTTCGATGAAAATTCCCATTAGCAGCACCGACCAACAGCTGACAGTCGATAACGGATTGGACGATGATCCCAAGGAAACGATGTATGGCCGCATGGCATTGGTTGTTCTGCCTCCGAAGGGTGTCTCTGTGCTTAATCCGAGATTCTGGCGGGCGCTGAGGAAAAAGAATATGGGAAGGGAAGGGATGCTGACAATTCCGTCATTGAATAATGAATCCATTCCCAAACAAGGAGTCCTGGTCGAGGCTGCGGGAATCGATGGTCGCAAAAAGACGTTCACAATCGGCAATGAGAAGAGTCCGAAAATTCGTGAGGTTATTACCGGAGACGGTGAGCCACGTTTGGATAACGGACAACTAAGGCGTGTGCTTTCTGATTCTATCTTTAGCAAATATCATGATGAACAGATTCGTCTTGAAACTGGATGGGACAGTGGAGAGATGCATGAAGAGATACCGGACTCAGAAGTTATTGACTGGAATACATTATTTGAACAGGTAAATCCGCAAAATGGTGATAGATATGAACTTGAATCATAACGGCATCCTCTATCACTACATGGATACATTGGCTCCGAAGATTCGTGAATTGGACGATGGTCGAAATATTGCGTGGAAATACGTATTGCGGGAATTATTGTGTCCGACGATTGTCGCAATATTGGATTTTTGTTTTGGACGGTTTGCGGTAAACGCCGATATTATCGTATCGGCTTTAGGTGTCCTCGGAGGTTTATTGTTCGCACACGCTATCTTCGTATTTGAACTTAGAATGACATATAATCAAAATTTTCGAGAACGCGTGAAAAATGGAGAAATTCAAGCTGAGAATTTAAAACTTACACGACTCGTGGATGACATGTTCTTCAGCGTCGTATACTCGTCGGCTCTTGCTCTCGGAATAACTATATTGACCTCTATGGGGTCTTCCCTTGGGATATATGGTCAATTACCTGATATAGGGAAAAAAGTAGTTTCAGCGATTGTTGTATGGCTAATGACTCATTTAGCGTTCTGCATATATCGGGTACTGAAGATAACGACAAGTGCGTATGGAGAATTACGAAAGAAACGTATCTCATAAGTTCAGCCCCACCTTTGGTGCGGGGCTTTCGCATATCTAGGGGGAGGTGCATGATGCCGCCCACCATCACGCTCAAGATCACCGACAACGCGGACCGGCGGCTCGCCGTGATGAGCGTGCCCGTCCCGTTGTCAGGGGAGCCTGGCGAGTGCGCCATGTTCGACGCCGAACGATTCGAACAATTGCTCGACAAGGGATGCATAGCGTTCCGCAAGGTGTTCGACGATGAATGCCAGGAGTAACCCGCGCAGGGCCAACGGGCATCGGCGGGACATACTGCGCAGGCGCGTGCTCGCCGCCTACGATGTGTGCGCCATCTGCGGCCGGCCCGTAGACAAGACGTTGAGATCCCCGCATCCCATGAGTGCGGAGGTGGACGAGCTCATACCCGTAAGCCGTGGCGGCGACCCGTTGAGCTTCAATAACTGCCGGCTCACGCACCGGCGGTGCAACCGGATCAAGAGCGACAAAACGGATGCGTACGCCCGCTCCCATCTGGGAGGTGCCGCCGCGCAGCCCAAGGCCACGAGCATACCGTTCGAGTTGAGCGACTGGTGACCTGGGGAGGATACCCCGGCAGGCCCCGAAACGGCCACCTCGGGTGCAGGGCCGATATCTCTCCCCGGTGTTGTTGAGCGTCGCCTTTTCGAGGAGGAGATTATGCCTATGCGACGGTGCGCGTTGTGTGGGGGAGCGTTGCCGAAGAACAGTAGCGGCAAGCGCCGTTACTGCTCCGACAATTGCAGGAAGCTCGCGTCCAAGCGACGGTGGGGCGCCGCCACCGTATCGTCGCCTCCGGCTGGCGCGGGCGGCGACGATACGGAAGTCTCATACGCCGACCTGCTGCGCGTCAGTCTTGACGCGCTGCGTCGGGCGGTGCAGGATCCGGACACCCCGGCCCAGGCCATCGCCGCGTTGACCAAGCAGATGCTCGCGGTCGGCAAGGAGATCAACGCGTTGGAGGAGGAGGCGCGGGCGGATCCGCTTGCGGAGGGAGTGAGGGCCGATGACGCGAGGGACGAATCCTTCGACCCCGGCACTGTCTGAGGCCGCCCGGTATCTGGCCATCCCCACCGGAATCGTCTCCACCGGGTTCGGCAAGGTCCGCACCATTACGGGCCGGCTCGGCATCCGGTTCGACCGGTGGCAGGAGGGCATAGGCCAGCTCATGCTCGCCAAGCGCTCCGACGGCGCGTACGCGGCTGGTGTGGGCGGCGTGGTCATGAGCATCTGCCGGCAGATGGGCAAGACGTTCACGGTCGGCAACGACCCCGGCGCCAGGCACATGGGCGAGACCGGGCAGCACGTGTGGGCCGCCAGGCTCGCCGCATGGCTCGACGGGCAGGAATGGGAACCCTACTTCCGCGTGCCCGTCAGCGTGCACGACGACCTGCTCGCGATCGACCCGGACGCGTACGTGAACCCCGGGATCATCACCGTGGACGGAGGACTGCTTCGCGTCAACGTCAGTCTCGTCGCCAGGAACCCGACTATCAGGGCATCTCGTACGTCAACGCACTCCAGGTCGACCGCCGGTACGCCTCGGTGCTGGGCATGGGACGATACCCGATGTCCTACCACGAGTACAACCAGAGCGTCACCGGCGACGTGACCGCGAAGATCATGGATCGCGTCGACCGGTGCTGGAAGATCGACGCGTACGGGAGGATCGCCATCGACCCCGGCGCCATACGATACAACGAGGGATGGATCCAGCTCATGGGCATCGTCCCGCTCGACGAACCCGACCGGTAGACGGGGCGTGTCCCGTCACACGGCGTTCTGGTACCGGCCCCACAGGTAAGGTCTCGACGCGTTCCTTCCCGTGACCGTCGGGAGGACGAGGGTGATTTTCCCTGTCTCGTCCCAGCCCATGCGTGACATGGGCGTGATGTCACCCGCGCGGTCGGGCAGATAGGTGCTGGATTCCGTGTCGTAGAGCACGAACCCGAACGGCGGCATGCGGATGAACGCCATGTCGCAGAACGTCCCGTCGTCGAACAGGACCCGCATCCACCCGGAGAACACGCTCTCCCCGTCAAGCTTCGGAAGGACGGCCATATGCAGCCGGTAACGCGCGGGCAACGAAATGTTCCCCCGGTCGAGCAGGAAGTCCTTGCAGTCGAGCATGCTGCCCGGCGCCGTCGTGGCGCAGAAGTTCGACACCACCTGCTTGACGAAGGCCAGGGGACGGAACCCCTCGCCTAAGTCAAATTCGCAGTATCGCTCCACACCGTCGGTCTCGGACTCGTTCCGGTCACGGTCGAGCCCGTCGAGGATGTCGCCGGATTCATGGGCGAAATCCAGGTACAGGCCTTTGAACGTTTCCACGTAGTTGGCGCCGAGATACTCGTTGCAGTCCTCGCACAGCGTCTTGAACGTCATCCCGTGTGACTGCCTGTACCCGTCGTCGTCCCGGACCTCCATGTCGAACAACGAGTGCATCACCGCCTCATCCCCACGATGCACGACCACCACATGGTCGTTGCCCGTGGACCGGGGAGGGATATGCTCGAGCGTCAACGGCTTGTGTTCGCCGCAAATCCTGCAGAACCTGTTGCCCATACCCCGAGCATATACGTCGAAAGGACAGCCTATGAATCCGCCGGCCGGTACCCCGTTGTGGGCGGTGATCCTGATCGCCGTCGTGCCGAGCCTGGCCACGATCGTCGTCGCGGTCATCCAGTCCAGGCAGATCCGCGGGCTGCGTGACCAGCAGTCGGCCACGAAGTGGGAGATCACGAACGACCATCAGGCGCCGTTGCGCGTGGACATGGACGAGAAGCACGAGAGGGTCATGGACGCGATCGACGGGCTGCGTGACGACATGAACGGCGAGTTCAAGACGGTGAACGAACGCGTCGCCAACGCCGAACGCGAGCACCTGGAGTTGCGCGAGGACATCCGCGAACTGAGGAGGCATCGATGATCGTCATCGTGATGATAGTCGCCGTAACCGTCGTGTTGATGTTCGTGCGCGGCGGCGACGACCGCTGGTAACAGCCAGCCAATCAGAAATTTCGCCCCACCCGATCGGGTGGGGCTTTTCCATATCCATCAACAGTAAGGAGAGGAATTGGACATCAAGAACAAGAGCAAGCCGAGCCTGGTAACGCGGATCCTCGCGGTCGGCGTCGCCCTGCTGCTCGGCGTCTCGCCCACGACCGCTCTGGCGGATGCGGGCGTGGACGTGAGCAACTGGCAGGGGTGCGTGAACGCGGCCGCGTTGAAGGCGGACGGCGCGGACTTCCTGATCGCGAAGGTCACGGAGGGCAACGGGTACACGGATCCGGTCGGTGACTGCAACATCCAGGCGGCCATCGACGCGGGCATGTACACGGGCGCCTACCATTTCGCCCGCCCCGACCTCGGCAATTCGCCGGAGGCCGAGGCCGACTGGTTCCTGAGCCAGACGGTCGGCTACCGTGCGCAGCACGTGCTGCCGATCCTGGACTGGGAGCCGGGCGGGGCCTACAACGGCTGGACGTGGTGGGCGAAGCGCTGGCTGGACCGCGTGCATGAGGTGTGGGGCGTCAAGCCGCTCATCTACATGTCGGGATCCGTCGTGACGTCGAACGACTGGAGCGCGGTGGTCGCCGCCGACTACGGCCTGTGGCTCGCAGCCTACCCGAACGGGTACGCGGCCGAGACCATCCGCGAGGCCGGGTCGCCGACGTGGAGCACGGGCCAGTGGCCGTTCGCCGCGGTCTGGCAGTACACCAGCTCCGCGTACGGTGGCGGCATCGGCCCGTTGGACGCGAACACGTTCTACGGGGACGCGACCACATGGGCCGCCTACGCCGGCGGGAACCCGGCGCAGCCCGACGGCAGCGCCGTGGACATCACACCCTCCGGCAATACGGGCGGAGCCGCCACGACGCCGGACGCCGGTAGTACGGGCGGCTGCGGCAGCTCCTGCGTGACCATCCAGAGCGGACAGACCGTCAGCCAGTTCTGGAGCGACTGGTGGAACGTGACCGTCCCGTCCGGTGACCCGAACCGCATGCACCCGGGCGACGTGGTCTGCCACAACGGCGACACCACCGCCAACGGCGGGTCGCGCACGTACGTCGTGCAGTCCGGCGACTACCTGTCCGGCATCGCCGCGCGGCTCGGCATCAGCTGGACACAGCTCACCGGATACCGTTCCAGCAACCCGTCGCTCATCTATCCGGGCGAGGTCCTCTACTACTAGCCCATCATGGCCCGCATCCGCCACGGGTGCGGGCCCCATATTCGTAAGGAGAGCAATTCATGGACGACGAAGAGACCGCGGGCTATCTCATTCCCGACCGCGTGTACGACGTGCTGAAATGGGTGGGCCTTATCGCGCTGCCGGCGTTGGCCGTGTGCGTGCAGACCATCGGCACCGCCGCGGGATGGACTGGCACCGACCTGACCGTCACCATCCTGACCGCACTGGGCACCCTCGTCGGCGCACTCATCGGCGCCAGCACGATTAAAGCCCGACGCATGACGCAGGAATAGCCTGCATCATCGCATCACAGCGCCCCGCTCCACCCGCCTGCGCTGCGGGGGAGCGGGGCGCTTTTCGCGTTTCCGGGGTGCTGTATGATGATTCGCGACAACAGAATAGAGTGCCCTTAGAGTGCCCGGGCCGTTCGCGGCGTCCGTGAACCGTTGGAATCATTGGGTTTTCGTTTTCATCGTGGAGTTCAAGTTCAACATCTCGAAGTAAGTGTTTCTCTGGCTCCCCTCTTTGAGGGGAGCTGTCGCTACAAGCGACTGAGGAGCGGCACGGATAAGGCCTGAGAAGTCGTCTTCTCGGGCCTTTGTCATGACATTGTTCTGCAAGGACTGGCTGCTGCAGCAGCATAATGTGTGTTTTATTATTCGGCCTTGGCGGCTTGCTGTCAATCCAATTGTTGACGTCGGTGACCGCCTCGTCAAGGGTTGCTTTGGCGGCTTTGTAGTATTTGGAATCTACAGGTTGGCGATTTCCGCTCCGAATGGCCAGAGCGCAAGCTTGGCCATCTTGAACGACTGGAGGCCGAGCGGGATGCCGATGATGGAGATGCATAGAATCAGTCCCACCAATGCCCATCCGATTGCGATGGCCAACCCGCCAAGAATGATCCACAGGATATTGCCGAGAACTCGCATGATTTGCCCCTTTCCGATTCCGGTCGATGCCTCGCATGTCCGGCTTCACTTTTTTGCCAGACATCATGACGGAAACACGAGACGCAACCCTTGGCTCGCCCCTGATTCATCCTCGGACCGCTACCCAGGCGGAGCGTATGCGGTAAGCCCAATCCTTTTGTGAAGATTTTGTGTATTGTCAGGCATGCGTGGGTTTCACCGTCGATTTGAATGATGATAGGCTTCTCGATGTCTGCCGTACGAAGACCCCATCAAGGAGATGCCATGAACCTGTATCGCTACGCGATGTTCATCGCACGCGCCTGCCGTGGGTCGTTCGTCGGCAATGTTCTGTTTGCCAATCCACGAATGGCCCTATTCTCGATGCTGGTGTAGCG